GTCGGTCGTGTCGCTGCCGCCGTCCGCGCGGAAGCAGGAGAAGTCCAGCTTCAGCGCGTTCGCCCGGGCGAACTTCGTCATCAGGTGGTTGGCCAGCCCAATCTCGTCGTCTTCGAGGAGGTCGTTGCTGAGCCCGATCCAGGTGAGGATCTTGCCGATGGTGAGCGAGACCTGGCTACCCGCGTAGCTGCCCTCGGACGGGGCGGAGCCCTCCGTCGCCCAGACCGCGGTCGGGTCGCTGGTGTCCACCGGGATCTTCACGTTCCGGGTGCCGACGGGGATCACGTCGAAGTTGCTCCACTTCCCGTGACTGGCCACGAGCTGGTAGATCGACTTCACGAGTTCCTGGTTGATCACGATCGAGCCGGGGGTGGCACCGCCGGTCAAGGCCTTGCCTTCCACGATCTCGGCGTATCGCTGCGCCGCGTCGAGAAGTTCCTTCGGCACCACCTTGTTGTTGTGCCGCAGGTAGGCGACGCGGGCGGGAGCGGTGACGAGCGTCCGCATTTCCTCGTCGTTCGTGATGCGCTTCAGCGGATCGTTTTCCTCCTTGCGGATCGCGGCGAGACGGGCCTCATACTTGGCCATCTGCGACTGGAACGCCTTCACGTCCGAGCTGAGTCCCTCGAAGCTCTTGATCGTCTTGTCGATCTTTTCGAGCTCAGACTTCAGTTCAGGGATCTCGGCCACCTGGCCGTTGATCTTCTCGTGAGCGGTCTTGATCTCGCGGATCCCCTCGAGGATCTTCATCTCAAGCCCGGCCCCGTCGGGGTCGCCGTTGGTTTCGTCGCGGAGCGGGCCGAAGGTCATCGCCCCGAGGAAGGGCAGACCGGCCGCCATGACTCCGGCCGCCTCCGGATTGACCGAGGCCGAGGCCGAAAGCAATCCGATGACGGGGAGGAGGAGGAACAAGGCACAGATCGCGAGGATGCCGTGGCGGAAGTTCCGCACGTTGGCCAGGCGATCACGGGAAGCCGCGTCAAGCGCGGCGATGGAGTTGGGTTTCATACGATGTTTTTCGATGGTTTCAGTTGGGTTGGGTTTGATGGATCAGATGACGCCGAGTTCTCGCGCGACATTGTTCATCCAGCGGCGGTCTACGTGGGGGCGATGGTCCTTCTGACCCGCGCCCCCACGGCCCGGTTGGTCAGTGACCCGGCCACCGGGTCCCTTCGCTGAAAGTCGTCCCGTGGCGAAGCTGCGCAGAGTCAGCGCCGCCAGTTTTCGCACCGCCTCATCGGGGTGCCGTTCGAAGATGCCGCCCGCGACGCCGATCACCTCGGCGCCCTCGTCGCCGCCGAGTCCGACCCCGTCGAACAGTCCGCGTTCAATGGAGCGGTCGTCGTAGGCCTTCGCCAGCGCCGCCGGGTTCGCCCCGATGACGCAGGCGCTCAGCTCGATCTGTTGCTGCTCCCAGAAGATCCGCCGCACCGAATCGCGCGCGCCCTGGTCGAGGCCCATCTCATCGCAGCACCGGGTAAAGTCCGTGTCCTCCCGCCGCACCGATCGCACCGGCAGGAAGCCCACGGAAACGGCCTTCAAATACCCTTTCGCGGTCATTTCAAAGCCGAGTTTCGCGAGCGCGTTCTCACTGACGTCGATGGCCCACTGCACCACCTCGACCAGCTTCTTCCCATCCACCTTCCACTCCACCACCTTGCCAAGCACGTCGCGGATCCCCCAGTAGGAATGCGAATCGACAAAGACCGGGTTGCTCGTGAACCGCTGGTCGAATCGCCAGCCCGCCGCGCGGATGATTTCCGCGTAGCTGTCGAGCGTCTCGTCGCTCGCGATGTATTCGACGAGTCCCTTCTCCGCATTCAGCACGCGGATCTCGGGGGCGAGGGTTCGGGAAAGGGTTTCGGTGCTCATGGGGTAAATCAGGCTTCGGCGGTCAGGACACAGCGGCAGTTGATCAGCTCTTCGGGGTGTGCCGCTCCGTTCGCGTGGTCGTGGGGGTGCAGCAGCCGGGCCGCGCCCACTTCGAAAAATTCATCGATGCCCCGGCTCTGTCCGTCGGCCGCCTGGTGCGTCTCGCGCGTCACCCCGTCCTCGCCGCCGCTCAGCCATCCCTTCTTCTGGATGCCCGCAGATTTGAAGGTCAGGTAGCGCGCCGTCTCGTAGGCCGCCCCGGTCTCCGTCCGCGCGATCACCTCGGCCTTGTGCTTCGCCAGTCCCGTGAAGACCTCCCGCACCCGGGCCGTCAGTTGATCGAGCGTCTCGCCTTCCTGGAGTCCTTCCTCCAGCGAGCGGATGAGATCCTGGTGAATCTCATCACTCGATTGCCGGATCAGGTTCTGCCGCGTGCGCAGGTGCTGGATCACGCGCGGGTCCGTCTCGTCCATGGGATCGAAGTCGCCGGGCGTCTCGTCGCCGATCTCGTCCTGCGCCTGTTTCCCGGCCTTGCCAAAAATCGCCCCGATCACGCTGCCGAGATCATTCCACAGCCCCGTCGCCCAGTTCGCCACATTGAAGACGATCTCGAACACCCCCGCCCGCATCTCCGCGTCGGGCACTCCCGACTTCGGCAGGGAATCGCCCACCTTCGCCAGATTCGCCAGCGTCTCCGCCCGCGCCTTCATCAGGTGCTTCGTCACCACCTTCTTCACCTTCGCCCGGTCCGCGTTGCGCGCCCCGTCGACCTGCTTCCACAGATCGAGCCGCGCCTTTTGTTTCGCCGCCTCGCTCAGGCCGCGGCGTTTCGCCGACCACTGGCGCACCAGCGTCTCCAGATCCGCGCCCTTCGCCGGGGCCGGGTCCGGGGTGGGCTCGTCCGTGCCCACGGGTTGCAGCGACATCGGCAGGAGCCGCTCGTCCCATCCGTCGAATTCCGGCAGGCCCATCGCGAGGAATTCATTCCCCACCGACACCGGCACCCCGATCGTCACCAGATCCTTGAGCGACTTCACCCGCTCCTCGCGGACCGTCGCCATCACCGGGTGATTCGAAAAGTCGAATTCCGCGTAGCAGCGCCCCGTCGCCCGCGCCGATCCCGCGATCTCGCGCGCCAGGCTGCGATTGCCCAGCAGGTAATCACTGACCCGCGCCACCGCCGAGGCCAGCGCCCGCGCCTCCTTCATACAGGGGCCAGTGATCAGCCGATACCAGTCCGAGGCCGCGCCGACCGAGTAGCTCGCCGCTTTCGACGCCATCGATGGCGGCACCCCGAAGGTCACGAAAATCTCTTCGCGCGTCATCTCCGCCTGGCTGCGGAAGTCCGCCGAGATCGCCGACAGGGTCGGGCTTTCGATCCGGACGTTTCCGCCAAAGATCGAATCGCGAAACTCTCCCCGCGCCGCCGCACGTCGCCGCTCGCGCAATTCCTGGATGAAGGCCATGCGCTGCTCCGGCGTGGGCGCTCCGCCTTCCACGACCACGATCATTCCTCGGTCGCCGTTCTGGTCCATCGTCCGCTTCGAAAACTGCCCCGCGGCCACTGCCGACTCCGCCGCCGTCTTTGCCGCTTTCCAGGGCGGCACCCCGTCGAGGCTGTCCGGATCCCCGGGGTTCGGCAGGCGCAGGTTGATCACCTGTTCCTTCAGGAAGGTCGTCATCGCCCCGTTCGCCCCGCGATACATCCACCCGCTCAGCTCGCGCCCGTCCATCAGGGGCGACATCTGCTTGTCGCTCGCCACGATCAGGGGTTGGTAGAGCATCGGCGAGGCCGCCAGCCACGAATCATCCATCACCCAGAAGGCGCGCCCATGGACCCCCCGGCACATCACCGACAGGGCGAGGAGCATTTCCATCCCCATCTTCTCATGAGCCGATCGCGCGGGCTCCGTCCAGAAGGCGTCCAGCGTCGCGTCATTGATCAGCTCGCCCCCGGGGGCCGTCAGGATCTTCAGCTTGGCCGAGGTGATCGGGTCCGCGATCAGGTTCAGCGCCGCGAACACCCAGGAGCTTTCCGCATACGGATCCCCCAGCGACGTCCCCGGCCCCGACGACGGGCCGTCATCGCCCCGGAGAAACCAGTTGTTCGGCACGCTCTTGGCGACCGCCGCCGCGAGGGCGAAACCGACGGTTTTCACCGGGTTTCGGAAAAATTGGCGGACTGGGGAGGTCTTCGTCATCCGGGGTTGCGTTAGAATGCGTTAAAAAGGCGTTTGTACGCGATCGGTGGGGGTGGTCGGGTGTGGAGACCGCCAAGAGGGGGTTTCAAGGGCGAAAAACCGCCCTTTTTTCATCCCCTCCGTTTTCTCCATGATTTCACCCCTCATGATTCTGTCTCAGCTCAGGCTCAGCACCCACGGCTCCACCCCGCGTTGGTCCGCGTGGATCGCCAGCATCAGCGACCAGGCCAGGTCACAATGCGATTCTGGAAGGACCGGGTTCTTCGTCTCGAGGAACACCAGCCGCCCGTTCGAAAACACCTTCCGCACCGCGTGCAGGTCATGGATCAGCGCGTCCGGATCCTTCGGCAGTCGCAGCGACCCATCGGTGACATGCGCGATCAGCGAGGTCCCCAGATCCTTCTTCGCCGTCGAGAAATTCACCCCCGCGAATTGCTGGCCGTAGAGACTCGCCAACCGCCAGCAGATCTGACGCCCGAGGCCCGTCTCGTCCCCCGCGCCCCGGACCTCGCCCGGGATCTCGCTGAGCAGGCACGCCACCACGAACTCCATCACATCCCAGTCCTCCGTCTGAAAGGTCACCATCGCCCGCGGCACGTAGCGCGGCCCCGCCTTTTGCACCACCGTCACCGCCGCGAGGTGCCCGCGACCCGAGGCCGCCACGTCGAAGCCGATTCGCCAGCGCCGTCCGCCCTTGCCATGGCTGCGGTCGTAGAGATCCGGGAATTGCTGGCGCAGCCACTGGCTCACCGCTTTCTTGCGACCCGGGTCGCCGGGCCGTCCGAACAGATCCGCCACCCGCGCGTCCGCGATGTGGGCCGTTGGCATCGTGTAATCATCGCGGCACGCCACCAGTCGCTCCCACGCCACCGCCGCGTCGAGCCCGCCCATCGGTTGCAGCTCGTATTCCTGGGCGAAGATCTCCGGCAGGATCGCGTCCGCCCGACAGCTTTCGAGGAATTCCGCCCGAGTCATCTCCGTGCCGCTCACCTCGTTGATCTTCTCGACAAGGCCCTCCGCAATCGCCCGGTAAATGTCGCACTTGAAATACGCCCACCCATTCCCCGGATCCCGGGCCACCTCGCAGAGCTGATTGAAGAACGTGTCGTCGCCGTGGTGCGAACTCCACACCCCGAGGTCGAAGCCCCAGCGCACCCGGCCCTGGAGCGCCGCCCACATCTTCCGAGCGTTGGGGTGGAAAGCCGCCTCGTCCCATCCCACGTCCCCGCCGTAGGCGCGGACCGCGTTCGGGTTCGAGCTGAAGGCCATGATCCGGCTCCCGTTGTCCAGCTTGATCAGGCCCACCGTCACCTTTTCCTGAAAGCCCGTGTCCTTCCCATCCTCGCCGAAGACCGGCACACTCCATTCCTCCGTCCCGTGCGTCAGCACCGAGCTGGTCAGGTTGAAGATCTGGAGATGGCGATACGCCGTGTCCACGTATTCAAAGGCCGTGGGCTGATCCTTCGTCACGAAAAGATAATCCCGCTTCGGAGTCTGGAGCCGCTTGCGCACCTGCTTGAAGGCATCCGCGAACGTCCACCCCACCCGCACCGCCTTTTCACACAGAGCCTTCCGCTCGTGACAGAGGATCCAGTCCTTCTGATAAGGCAGGAAGTAACCGCTGCGCTCCGCGCGGTCGATCTTCGGAGATGAAAGGACGGCTGCCATCAGGATCAGGAAAAGTTTCATCGCGCCAGGCCCATCACTTGGTCCACCAACCCGATCACCTGGTCCATGTGATCGCTCGGGTTCGTCGATCCGCCGGGTTTGTTGAGTTTCTTGCGCAGGGCTTCCAGTTCGCCCTTCAGTTTCTCCGTGCGCTCCGTCCATTCGGTGGACCGCTGGCGCAGCGCGCTTCGGTTCGTCAGCGCGTTCAGGAACGACGTCATCGCATTGATCACCTTCACCGCTTCCTCCACGCCTTCCTCCTTCAGCGTCCGAGCGATCATCTGGACCACCGTGCAGTCCGCGATCTGCTCCAGCTCCGTCACCGAGCTGCCGCGGTCCTTGAAAAACGCCAGCGTCGCATTCAGGACGAACTCGTAATCATCCTTCGCCCGCCGCTTCGCGCGCTCTTCCTTCAGCCACTTCGAGATCACCGAGGGAATCACGCGACGGCGCAGCTTTCCTTGCAGCCGCTTCGAGGCCTCTTCCAGCGTCCAGGCCGGTTCCCCGTCCTCGCCTTCGAGGCGGGTGTAGAGATAGACCTCCGCATCCTCCCCGTTCCACTTCCGGCCGCGGAGCTGGGCGAGGATGTTCGTCGCGTATGTCTTGGTCAGTCCCATTCGTTCGAGGATTCGATTCGCAGCGGTGCGGCCCGGCTCAGTCGCCCTTGCCCGTCACCTTCACCGAAAAGCCCTGGCGCAAGCCGACCCCGCATTGCAGCAGCAGGTCGCAGATCATCACCGTGCCCGAGCTGAGCGCCTTCTTCAGCGCCGCCTTGTCGAGAGACTTCTTCACCGCCACAAAGCCGCGGGTGTGTTTGTGGCCTTCGAGCTTTTCGATCACCTCGGCCTCGGTCCATCCCTCGCCCATCTCCACCGACGGCGGGTTCACCTTGCCCGTGATCACCGCGATCTTCGTCCGGATCTCCGACCCGTCCGCAAAAAGGACATCCGCGTTCTCGATCCCGAACGCCTCAAACTCCGCCGTCAGCTTCTTCAGCTCCGCCTTGAGTTTCTCGATCTCAGGCTCATGCGCCTCGCGGATCGGTTTCAGCTTCGCCTCGAGTTCCGCCTGGGCGAGCCCCATCGCCGCATTCATCGAGATGATCTTGTCCGCGCGAGCCTTCCAGGCCGCGACCGATTGGGGAGAGGGAGCGATGTCGTTCATCAATTCAGTGGTTCAGTGGTTCAGTGGTTCAAAAAAAATGATTCTACCCTCCATGATTTTGTCTCCCCCTCAGTCCAGCCGCTTCACCTCATCGAGCGTCACGATGAACGGCCGCTCTCCTCGAAAGAGCCGTTGCTCGCTCATCCGTCGCCGCGTCAGGCCGAGCAGCTCGCGCCCCGCGGCCTTGTTCCACTTCGGGAATTCCTCCGCCGCGCCCACGACGTCTCCCGCGTTCAGTTTCCGCAGCAGCGTCGATTCCCGCAGATTGCCCCCGCCCAGATTGTAGGCGAACGACACCAGCGCATCGAATTGCCCTTGGTTCAGCGGCACCGTCACCAGCCGCTTCACCTCCGCCGCCTTCTGGCTCAGCTCCCACGCCAGCAGCTCATCGGCGCGGTCCTGCGTGATCACATCGCCGCGCCGCACCTTGCGCCCGTCTTCGTAGGCGATCGTGCCCCAGCCGATCGTCGGTACGTTCCACCCGTGGGCCGGATCCGCGTAGGCCTTGAACGTGCCATTGCCGACCGGCTCCAGGCATCCTTCGAAATGTTTCACCAGCGCGATCCCATCCGGCCCCACCGTGAAGGGCTTCGTCTCCACCGGCCGCGCGACGAGATCCGTGTCCTTGATCAGCGTCAGCGTGAAGGCATTGCCCCAGTGTTTCGCCGCCTCAGTCACCAGCCCCATGAATTCCTCGAACTCCCGCACCGCGCGGAAGACCAGACACCCCGCGCTCGACGAGTCCACCAGGTTGTCCACGTAGTTCCTCACCCCCGCGCCCAGCGTCACCGGCGCATGGACGTTGATTCCGAACATGCCCGTTTCCGTCTTTGCCGGATCGAGATCAAAGGTCCGGTTCCGATTCCCGTCCCGGTAGACCGTCACCGACCCGAGCCGCTGGCACAGGGCGCGATACAGCTCGCGGTGCAGATCGATCGCATACGCCCCGCGATACTGGCCTTCCTTCAGGATTGCGCAGCCCTTGCGCGACAGCAGACGCCGGATCAGGTAATGGGATCCCGGGTAGGTCGTGATTGCCCAGTCGCGCGACATCCATTTCCCCGCCTCGCGCCACAGCACATAAAGACGGCATCCATACGCGTCCAGCGTCGGCGACGTGTCGCGCACCGCCACGATATTCAGATTGTAGGGTTTCGCGTCGCTTTCAAAGAGAGAATGCCCCAGCCGCTTCATCGCCGCGATGAGGGATGCGGAGGAACCAGCAACCGCCTCGACCTCGTCGGGCTCCACGGCCGGGGCCGCTTTCTCCCTGGGTTGGGCTACCGCCTCAGCAGCCTCAACAATTTTAGCCTTCGGCGCACTGACCCCGTAGCCTCGCGCCATCAGCGAGGCGATCAGCGCATCGCGCCGGGCCGCCTCCGCCAGGAGCCAGTCCACCAGACCCGGGATTTCCCCGAGCACCTGTTGGGGTTCGTCGCTCATTCGTTGGAAAGTTGCAGTTGGCGCTCCAGCGCCGAGATGCGCCGCCGCGCCTCCTCGTCACGCCGCGCCAGTTCTTGGAAGGCCAGCTCCGTCACTTCATTCAGCCGCCGCTCGCGACCCGATCGCGTCACGAAGCCCGCCGCGAACGCGATCACCAGAGCACCCAGCCCCGCCGTCAGGAAGAGGACCTCGTTCATGCCTTGCCCCCTCCCATCTTGAAGACCGGCGCGAGGCGCTCCGTCGTGCGGACGCCCACATAGATGGAGCCCCACCACAGCACCGCTTCTTTCAGCAGTTCCGCGTAGAATCGGAAATCCTCCGCCTTCTCCACCGCACCAAGAAACGCCGCGATGAACACGAAAAGCACGAAGGCCACCACCAGCAGCCACAGCCCGCCCGGCCGGACCGTCTTCGACAGCTTCGAATCGCTCGCCATGTCGATCTCATGCCGGCGCGTCACTTCCGCCGACTCCGCCGTCATCGCCTCGAGCTGCTTCTCCTTCAGCCGGGCCTCGATCTCCTGGAGCTTCACGATCGCCTCCGGGGCCGCGCCGCTCGCCACCGCCGAGGCCACCGCATCCGGCTCCACGTCCTCGCGGCCGAAGACTTGGCGAGCCACCGTCGCCGCGACGATGCCACCGGCCGGACCCGCCACCGCCGTGCCGATCGCAGGCAGACCCGCCCCGATCAGGACCCGCGCCAGGTTGGCGAACGGGTTGCGCTTTTTCTCCGGTGCTTCCTCGGACATGGGTGCAGCAAACCACACCCATCCCCCCATTGACAAAGCCCCCGCCGACAGAGCAGAGACCACAGACAAAAACCGCCGTTCCGAAAACAATCCGCGTCAATCCGCGCAGATCATCGTTCGCCTCAGTCCACCTTCCCCATGATTCCACCCCCCATGATTCTGTCCCTCAATTCAAGCCAGGATCGACCCCGAGTTGCTTCAGCATCTTCCGCGCCTCCTCTTCCCCATACGCGATGCGAAACACATCCCGCATGTCCAGAAATTTCTTGAACCCGCGCCGCCGTCCACGCACATCCTTCGTCAGCGCCAACTTTGTTTCCTCCCCCGGCGACCGGGCCGTAATCTCGCCCTGCTCGATGTATTCGTAGATCTGTTGGCGCGAGAGACCCGTGTAGGCCGCGGCGAGGTTCACCGTGCCCTCCAGCCGCAGTTTGCCCGACGGCTCCGTATGGAGCCGCAGCCCGCGAAAGAGATCCCCCTGAACGGGTCCGACCATGTTCAAACGATTGCCGCGCCTTTCCACGCGTCAAGCGTCAAAAGAGCCGTCACTTTTTCGGATCGCCGTAGAGATAACTGCCGTCCCAACCCCGTTCCCGCTCCTTGCGAAGGTTCGCGTTGCTGCGCTCCACGTTCCACACCGCCCAGAGAAACATGCCGCCGATAAAGGCCGCCAAGATTCCGAAGACCAACCAAGCTTGTTTGGGGATGCCGAGGAACATGGCGCGATCTTAGCAGGATGGGGGAGGGGGAGCAAGTTCTACGCGCGTAGAGCTTGCGTTCCTACATCGCGATTGTTCTACTCGCGTAGAGAAATTGTTCATTGGAACAGGCGCGATCAGCAGTCCATCTCCCGAAGCGTTTTCACAATCTCCTCCAGCTCCTTCGCGGCCGTCTCCAGCGTTCTCCGCTTTTGCACGTCGTAGGCCACGGCATCCTCCCGCACGCGAAGCACCCCCGGATCCCGCGATTCTCCCGTCAGAAGCCACTCCATCGAGACCTCGAAGAACTTAGCGAGCTCCAGCAGCTCTTGGCTTTTCGGGAGAGACGCTCCGTTGAAATACCGCGACATCGTCCCGGTGGCAAAGCCAGTCAGGCGGCAGACCTCCGTCTGCGACAGCCCACGAGACTCCGCACATTGACGGAGCCTCTGACCGACCTTTTCGGGACAAATTTCCATTTTCGGAAAAATAATTGTTGCGTTCCAAACGTGGAACAGTTACAAATCTGGACCGTTCCTAGTAACGGTTTCCAGATCTGGAAAAATTCAACCTCTGAACATTCACCTTTCCCGCCCTATGACAGAAATCCGCCCAAAAGGCAAGATGAATCGGACCCCCGAGCCGCCCCACCGTCTCCGTGATGGCGTCAGTTACGGCCGAGCCGCGGCCGTCGTGGGCTGCACCAAGCCCCACCTTTTCTACGTCCTTCGCGGCGACCGCGTCAGCAAGTCTCTCATCGACCGCCTCGCCGTCGAAGGCCTCCTCGCCGACCAGGAATCCGGCATTGGCCAGAACTAACCAACCTGTTCAAACTGACAATTTCTCTACGCGAGTAGAACATTCTCCCCAAACCCAAACCAACCACATCGCCTCATGAAATCCGCCATCGTCATCCTCGTCCTCGCCGTCGCCTCCTACGTCTGGCACCTGGGCCAGATCCGCCAACTCCGCGCCACCCACGACGCCGAGATCACCGCCCTCAAGACCGCCCACCTCGCCCGGCTCGAACCGCTGGAACACGAATACGAGACCACCCTCGCCGAGCTGGAATCCGCCCAGCGCGAAATGGACGGCCTCACCAAGCTCATCGACGAACTCGAAGCCCGCCTCGATGCCATCCCCACCGCCGCGCCCCAGCCTTCCGTCGCCCCTTCCATCCCCGCCCCGACGCGTCCCGCACCCGCCGCGGCCCCGGTTGTCGATCCCGGCACCGAGGCCGCGGCCCTTCGCGTCCGCCGCGCCGCCCTCGAAAGCCAGATCGACGATGCCAAGCGCGTCCTCAACGAATGGCGCACCAAGGCCAATCTGGAAGAGCAGTCGTGGGCCAGCCAGTCCAGCGGCGTCCGCCTCGCCCCCGCCGAGCGCGCCAAGCGCCGCGCCGAAGTCCAGGCCGCCATCACCGCCAAGGAATCCGAACTGCTCCGCCTCCAATCCCAACTCGCCGCCCTCCCTCGCTGACCCCTGCATGATTTCACCCCGCATGATTTTTTCTCCCGCCCATCCCATGAAAAAGCGCATCAACCTCGAACGCCTCTACCTCCTCGTCTCCCTCGTTTATCACAACTTCGATCTCGACCGCGTCGCCGCCGCCCACAGCACGCAACGCCGTGCCGTCATCTACAATCTGCGCAAGCTCGAAGACGAACTCGGCACCCCGCTCTTCCACCGCAGCGACTGGCCCTGTTCCTTCCTCGGCCGCGTCAAGCAGCGCGCCATCCTGCCCCGGCCCGATCGCCTCACCCCCGCCGCCCGTCGTCTCGTCAGCGTTGCCGCCCCCTTCTTCGCCCAGCTCGACGACCTCGAGCACCGCGCCCTCCGCGACAACGCCCTCTCCGACCTCACCACCTACAGCAAGAAAGTCCCTGCATGAGCCCCACCGCGCCCGCCACCACCACCGAACGCCTCGAAGGCATCTTCACCCATCTCAAGAACCACCTCGCCGACCTCCACGCCCGCCGCCTCAACGCCCCCTGCACTCCCGTTCTCATCAGCCTCGACCAGGCCTACACCCTGATCGGCCTCTTTCAGTCCATGGGCCTCGAATGCGGCGACCCCACCACCTCCGCAAAGCCCCTCAACGGATACCCCCTCCACTCCGGCTCCAACTGACTCCAACCACCCACCTCTCCCGCCCCATGTCCACCGCCATCATTCCCGCCACCTCCCTCGACGTCACC